ACCAAAGAAGAACACCATGCAGCGCATGGTGTTTTTCTTTGGTCTTTGATGAGTAGGTATTTTCCGGGCCAGGTCAAACAGCCAAGGGCTGGTGATGGGATCGACTGTGAGCGCGTCCGGTGGACGATGAAGCGAACAGGAGATCCAGTAAGGCAGGGAGTTCGAGGAGCGTCTGCGACGCTGAACGACCTTGCCGCACTGTGGGAGCCTCGGGCGGGAAAATAGGTAGCCGCCGGATACCAAACATCAAAAACGCCTGTGTTGCACGGGCGTTTTTCTTAGGTATTCAGGGCTTTTTTGCTTGCTTGTGCTCATTTTGTGCTTTCGCTCTGGCAACTTTCCGGCAACCTTTTTTTGAAAGCGTCCATAACTGCGCCCGCGCTCGCATCCTCTTTTTCCTTTGAAAGGTGTGAATAAATTTCAAGCGTCACCTTTACGTTGGCATGGCCGAGGAATTTCTGCGCGGAAAGCACGTCAACGCCGGCATTATAGAGTATGGAGGCGTAATTGTGCCGGAAGTAGTGCGGCGTGAGGATGGAGGAACCGTCCTCTCTTATCTCTATGTCGGGTCCCAACTCTGCCATGCGCTCCATCAGCGAACGCCATAGCCTATTTGAAGAGGAATTGCGGTAGTATGTTCCATCGGGGGCAGGGAATACAAACGCCTGAGGGAATCCCCGCACGAGCATTTCTGCCAGCTCGTCCGGCAGGGGTATATCCCGTATGCTCTCCTTCGTCTTGGGCGGGGTTATCATGCCCTTCCTTAAATTGACCTGCTGCCGGACGTGTATGACCTTCCTCCTGAAATCTACACATTCCCATTGCAGGCCGAGGGCTTCACCGAGCCTCATTCCGGTATAGTATAGTAATGCCACCAGCAGGCCGTTTTCCTCCTGCATCAGCTTCTTTGCCGCTTCTTCCTCCGCTTCCGTCAGCGCCCGGCGGCTCGACTTTTCTTTCGTGGGCTTGACCAGCCCCACGGTCACGTCCCGCTGGATTATCCCCTCGGAGTATGCCCGCTTAAAGACGGATTCCAACACATGGTGTACATTTTCGATTATGGTTACGCACGTATCGCCCTTGGAGTTAAGCAGCTCCTGCAAATCCATAGTGGATATTGCGGTGAGCCGCTTGTCCCCCAGAACAGGCAATATGTGCTTGTTGAGTGCCGTCTTATATCCGCTCTGTGCCGATTCCTTTATATTCGGCTTTTTGTAGACGTTATACCACTGTATGGCGTATGGGCCGAAAAGCGCGTCCTTCTGCGCGGTGCGCCCGGTGATGAACTCCTGCCTGACCGCCTCCTTCGCGGCCTCCAAATCCTTCTTTGTGCGCCCGGACACATATTTTATCACGCTGCCGCCGTTCATATCCTTGCCGACGGTTACTTTAGCCCTATACCTCCCGTCGCTTTGTCTTGCCATTTACAAAAACCTCCCGTTATGCTAAAATCGGAGGCGGAGAAGCATCCACCTCTGATCCCCCCTTGCGCTGCGCCGACAGCCGGGGGATTATTTTATTTTGTCAAGCAGAATAGCCTTTTTCTCTTCAAATTCCTCGTTGCTCAGAATACCGCTATCTCGCAAATCGCCGAGTTTGCGAATTTGGTCAACGGCATCGATGGAAAGCGCGGACTGCACGCTTGGGCCGTATATTCTGTCGCGCTGCTTATCAGAAAGAATTACGGCGCCATCACCGTCCGTGAAAGTGCCACTGGCTATACTGCACAAGTCCGCAAGGGTTCCAAGGCCGAAACAGCCTGCCGTGAGTAACCAGAGAAGAGCTGTGAGCGGCTTATCGACATAGAACCTGTGTATTCCTAAACCGCCTAAAAATATACATAAAAGCAGAGTGGTTAGCCAACTCTTTTCAGACACATCATGGTTGTGACCTTCGGCACCATCCACACTTTCGGTCACGTCCATTTTTTCTGGTTCAACATTCACACGCTCCTCTTCCGAAGAGGGCGAAACGATCATTGCCCCCTCGCGTCTTGCTCGTTCCGCCTTATTCTTTTTTATACATTCCTCACAGTGCCCAAGGTTGTTGAGCGGCAAGAACAACCCCTTTTTCCCACACTGAGAGCACTGATGTATCATACCCATTGACCAAACCCTCCTATTTTAACCTTTTCCATTCTTTTATGCTGATGTATATGAGAAAGCCTGCGAATATCGCGAAAACCAGCATTATACCCCCTGCTATTGTCGATAAATGCTTAGTTTCGGGGCGTATCAGCCCCATGCTCGGATATCTGCTATCTATGATAAATATTCCGCTTAAAACCACCATCAATAACACGGAAACACCTGACAACAGGGGCAATTGAATGTTTTTACGCCGCCCTTCGGCTACCAGATCGTTTATACGCTCCTTGTTAGTGGCGATAAGTTCTTCGTATAAATCCTCTTTACTATATCCTTGCGGAACTCTCACAAAGTCAGAATCTATATCCCGCAGACTTTTGCCAATGGTATTTAATATCCTTATCAGCGTATCTACGCCGGGATTTGATGTTTGCCCGTGAAGCACCTTTTTGACAGTAGCGAGCGACAGCCCGCATTCGTCCGCGATCTCCTGCTGCGTCTTACCGGATTGCCGCACAAGCTCCTGTAATCGCTCAAAGTCCATTATTTTACCCCCCATTTAAACAATTTTTACCCTGAAAGGATACTATTTGTGGCTTTAAAAAACCAAGGGAACGAGATATGCTTAATTCAGACCGGGGCGGCTCCCACGAAGCTTCTCCGCCGTTCTGGCCGAGGCAGAGGTGAACGGCTCCCGCTCCCTCTGCCGGTTAAAGGCGAATCTGAGGCACGATTTGTGCAACATCGTTGAGCACAGTCCCGTTTATGGTACTTTCATACAAATTCCCCCTTTTTTGCTTATTGTGAGTATGCTATTATCAAAAAAAACAGAACAAATGTTTGGAGGTGGAAACAAATGACGAAAAAAGAAGAATTAAAGGAAATCATAGATGGAATGACGATAGAGGAAATCACTTTGGCATTTTTGCTGCTTGCCAAGTCGCCAGAAACAGAGCGGCTTGTTCTTCGGTCATACTGTCAACGACCGCCTTTAGCATAGCTTTACTGGAGGTGGTTTCCTCTGGGATATCTTCCCAGCCCATTAGATAGGCCGGCGTAGTATGCAAAGCAACTGCAAGGGCGGGAATACGTTCATACCTCAAATTCTTAATCTTACCGCTTTCCCATCGCTGCACGGTGGCCTCTGAGACACCAACTGCCTTTGCAATATCGGCGAGGGTTAAATCCAATTCTTTCCTGCGATTCCTCATTCTTTCTTCCAAAACCATTTTACTATCCTCCTCGTAAGCCTATAATACACTTCTTTATTTTGAAATGCAATAAAAATTACTCAAAATGCAAAAAAACTTTCGCGCCACGTATTGACTTTTGGGCGCGACGGGGCTATTATAAACTTACGCAATACGTAAGAAACGGAGGCGGAAAGGTTGTACGAAATCAATGTCCCCAAACTTAGGGGGAAAATGACTGAAAAGAATTATACGATATCATCATTGGCGAATACACTGGGGATAGACCGAAATACTCTGGCGAAATACCTATCGATACCGAGTAAAATACCGTATGATGTGATGGTCAAAATTGCCGAATGCGTATGTGACAGCAGACAAGAAGCGACGGACATTTTTTTTGCAAACCAACTTACGCAGAACGTAAGGACAAACGAACAAACCGCATAGGAGGACAGCGGCACCATGGATAACTTTGACAAACTCCTACGGGATATGATAACCGCTGCCGTGGACGAGCGTATAAACAGCGTTGAGGCGCTGGAGGAGCGCATGGTGAAGATGCACGGGGAGTATGTCACCACCAAGCGGGCATCCGAGATCATCAACGTAGACCCCGGCACCATACGCGCCATGTGCAGGGATGGGCGCCTCATGGCGACCGCCGCCGACGGCCACGCCCCCCTCATACTGGTGCGGAGCATGGCCTCCATGGTAGAGGATAAGACGGCGGATCAGCCCAGGGTAAAAGCTGCCCGCCGCCATAAGTACGACGATTGTAAATACAAAGTGCAATAGCTCCCCGCACGAAAGGGGAGAGCAGAGGGCGGCATCTTGGGCCGGTGTCCGATGGGCAGAGTTTATAATCTCCTTTTTGATATACACAGACCACCTGATATGTCCGACAAAACGCTGCTTCTGCTCACCGCCCTCTGCTGTCTCCTTTCGACGGAGGTGATGCAAATGACCTAACAAACCCACAACAGCACGTTAGCAACTCGACCGGGCGAGCATAAACAGGATTCAGGCCCGGTGCGTCTCCCGCGGACGGGTTTGCCGATAGCCCGCGCCGCCGGAGGGTATCAGATCATAAGGAGGACGCAAAACATGAAATTAGGAGAACTACCGTTCGGAAGCAACATCAAAATCCCCGAGCGCCGCAAGGATGGAACCTACGAGCTGGCGGACTACACCCTGGGCTATTTCGACGCGGGTGTAGCCGCATTTATCCGCAAAGACATACACAGCCTGTGCCGGTTCGGCGGTAACGCAAAATACGCCGGATCAGACCTGGACAAACGCATGACAGAAATATACAACAGCTACCCCGACGAGTTTAAAGAACTGATTATCCCAAGCACGATCCCACTGTATAACGGCCTCAGCGCCGAGAAAATAACCCGCAAGGTGTTTGCTCCCACGTTGACCATGGTAGGCTGCGGCGACAATGAAGGAATAGAAGAAGGCTTAACATGGCCTATATTCACGGGTAGAAATAGCCGCAAAAAGACCTTTGACGGCTCGACAGCCTACTGGTGGCTTTCCTCGCAGTTCTCCTCTGACGTCGCGTGGTTCGTCGGCACGGGCGGCTCCGCCTACTACTTCGGCCTCTCGTCGCTCACGCTTGGTGTTGTCCCCGCTTTTGTAATCCCTCAATCGGCACAGATTGACGACAAACCGGATAATGACGGCAGCTACAGATTGACGGAACTGCAAAGCTATTGCTCGTAAAAAAGCCATGAAAAGCAAACGCACAAAGGCATGTGAGATACCGCAAAAGGTCAAACGGTGGGTATGGGAGAGGGATCATCATTGCTGCGTCCTGTGCGGCAGACCCGGCAACCCGGACGCGCATTTCATCCCTCGCTCCCATAATGGGAAGGGAATAGAAGAGAACATCGTCACCCTTTGCCCTGAGTGCCACAGGGATTACGACAATTCAGAACGCAGGCCGGAGATCAGAAATGCCCTTCGCGCCTACCTTATGGCCAAATACCCGGATTGGGACGAGGAAAAGCTGAGATACCGTAAGTGGAGGAGTGATTACGTATGCAAGTAAGGGAGCTTTTACCCATAATCGCCCTGCTGAAAACACAGCGGGTACGACTGTACCACTCGCCGGACGGGGCGCTGATCGGAGACTTCAGGAGGGAGGATATTCTTCCTGCCGTCTGCGACAGAACGGTAGCCGCCCTGCTCGATGCGTCCCTGCTGTGCATGGACGCCAACAACAACTACATCAATTTATACGTTGCAACGGGAAAGGACAATTGAAATGTGGGGAGCATTTTTTAGCTGGGGAGTGCCGATGTTTGTGATCGGCATAATGACGGGCTTTGCCTTCGCACCCCGCAAAAGGAGATAGATATGGAAGCGTGCATAACCGGACAAACCCTATGCTGGCGTTGCCAGAGGGCGACCAACGCACCGGGCATGGGCTGCAGCTGGTCTCGCCGCACCGATCCAGAACCCGTTGAGGGCTGGGAGGCAAGGGAAACAACGCTAAAGGGCAGCGACTATTACCACGGCAAAAACTACACGACAATTATACAGTCCTACGTCATCCGCACCTGCCCGCTGTTTTTACCGGACGAGAAAAGCGAACCGCCGCGTATATACAGGAAGTGGATCGTCGAAGTGAACGGCGAGTGGCTGACAACGCATGAGACGAGGGAGCGGCTGGGCATCGACAGACACGAAATATACAAGCTGATTGAGTGCGGCAAGCTCAACGCCAGACAAGTAGAGCGAACGAGTTAAATAACATATCAGAGGAGGACGCGAAACATGCAATTAGGAGAACTACCATTCGGAACCAACATCAAAATCCCCGAGCGCCGCGAGGACGGAACCTACGAGCTGGCGGACTACACCCTGGGCTTCTTCGGCGCAGGCGTAGCCGCGTTTATTCGCAAAGAGATACACAGCCGGTGCTGGTTTGGCGACAGCACGGAGTACGCCGATTCCGACCTGGACAAACGCATGACCGAAATATACGACAGCTACCCCGACGAGCTTAAGGAGCTGATTATCCCCAGCACGATCCCGCTATATAACGGCAGCGGCGCTGAGGATATAACACGGAAAGTGTTCGCCCCCACGTTGACCATGGTAGGCTGCGGCGACAACCACGGTGTGGACGAGGGCTTCACATGGCCTATATTCACGGGAAGGAATAGCCGAATAAAGACATATGACGGCTCGGCAGCTTTCTGGTGGCTTTCCTCGCGGAAATTCTCTGGCGACGCCTGGTGCGTCTACGCGGACGGCTCCGCCCACGACTTCGACTCGTGTTTCACGTTTGGTGTTGTCTCCGCTTTTATAATCCCTCAATCGGTACAGATTGACGATACGCCGGACAAGGACGGCAGTTACAGATTGACAGTGCTGGAAAGCTATTGCTCGTAAAAGACTGCGAAAAAACATATCAAAGGAGGACAAAAAAGTGGAAACAACTGAAAAGACATTCGGCGTTTGCCGCTACTGCGGGCAACTGCTCAATATCAAGAGCTATTTAGCCCTACACCCAAACATCGACGACCCGGACGAGGACGCGATAGCTACCCTCATATGCGACTGCAAGGAGGCCAGACGCGACCGCGACACTCATGAGGCTGCCCTTCGGGGGGAGAGTGACCGCATTGAGGCCCTGCAAAAAGCAGAGGACGTGATCGAGGAGCTTTTTGCAGGCAACCCGCACCAGAAGCGCGTGGCCGTGGACGAGCAGACGCGGGAGATATTGCAGCAGCTTGCCGAGCGGGTGTACGGCGGATTTGTGGATAAAGCGGTCATTACCACCACGGACGGAGTTAAGGCCACCATAAAAAGCACCGGCTCCGCCGCTATCGGCATAGCCATAGAGCGCAGCGAAACGAAAAGGGAGAAGAAGGAGATATAACCGTGGAAAGCCGGGAGATATACGACATGCTCCTGCGCGCCATAGGGGAGCACGTGGACACAAAAGGCCGGGCCGCTGTCAGCATCAACGGCAGGCCCGCCCTGATAGTAACGATAAACCGGGAGACCGGAGAGGTTACCGCCCGCAATGCGATCACTGACACGACCGCCGCCGACGCGGTAATAGACTACCTCAACACTGTTGCCGGGACGAAATATCAAAAAACGCCGAAAAACCGCAGCTATATCAACGCCCGCATTGCGGAGGACCATACGCCGGAGGACTGCCGCCGGGTAATAGACAGCCGCTGGGCAATGTGGAAGGGGACAAGCATGCAGGAGTATATGCGCCCCTGCACCCTGTTTAACAGCGAGAAATTTGAGGGCTACCTGTCGGCAGCGAAAACCAACGTCAAAAAAAACGCTGGGAGTTATTTTATGAACCACATTCAGCGTCAATACTCCGCCGACGAGCTGGCGAAAATAGGCGTTGATCTAATCGGGGATTTGGGGGAGGACTGAAAAATGCCAAAAAAGAAAAAGGAAGCGCTGCCCACCTACACCGTCCTGATCCGCACGCCCGCCGGGACGCAGACCATTATTGAGACCAACGACTTTGCGAAAGCCAGACGGACATATGCCCAGTACAAGGGCTCATGCCGCCTGTGCATCGACGGGCGGGAGCTGAGGATGCTCGAAGCGGACGAGTTGATGGACGACCACAGCGACAAAGTGATAGAGCAGATATTTATCCCGCGCCGCACGAAGAAAACCGAGGACATACACGCATTAAAGCCTGCCCGGTAACACGGGCAGGACTTGACCTTTTGCCGGGTGCGGCAATCACCCGGTCCTCCATTATGATAGGGTGGCGGCAGGTGCGGCCAACGGGGAAACGCCCGCACTGCAAACCACCGCCCCCGGCAAAGGGCCAAGACATGATTATTAAAAAAAAGGAGGCCGCCATGCAGCGGGTACGGCGTGATATATATTCCGGCGTGGTGCTGGAGCGGATCATATACTCCGTGGGAGACAGGACACAAAAACCCTACCGCCCGCGAAAACCGAGGTTTAAGACTGACGAGGAACGGGCGCGGTTTAACTCTGAGGTAGCCCGCCGGGCCCATACCCGGCTGGTCAACGAAAATTTTACCCCGGCCTCACTATACAGCACACTCACCCAGGACGACGAGCACGAGGTACACGATTTTAAGGATTTCCGCCGCCTCTGCGTCAACTTCCGGCGCCGGCTGCTCTACGCCTACCCGGAGGCAAAAATCGTTATCTACATGGGGCGCGGCAAAAATACCCACCGCATACATGCCCACATGCTGACGGACGGAGTGCCTGAGGAGGCCATACGCAAACAATGGACGCTGGGCAGCGTCAATCGCTGCGAGCACCTCCGGGCGCACATCCACTATGACGGCATAGATCACGGCCCGGACTATACGGGGCTGGCCAATTACTTGTTTAGTCACTGGACGCCGGAGCAGGGCGGGCACCATTACATGGCAACCCGCAACCTTGCCCCCTGCGGCAGGGAGCAGACAAAACCCATAAAACGCAACTACACGCCGGCCAAACCGCCGCATACACCGAAGGACTATATCCTCGTCGAGAGCGGCGCGACAGAGTTCGGCTTTACCTATTTCAAATATGTCAAAATCCCGTCCAAGCGGCGGTGTTAAGCGGCGCAAAGCACAAGGCTTTTACCGGGGCCTTGTAAATGCGTCGAATTTTACGACGATATCAAAAAGGAGGTAAAAACAATTGCTGAAGGATTACACCATGACCCCCAACCGGGCGGGTATACCCGTATGGCGACCTGCCCAGCCGGTAATAGGCAGGGAGGACGAGCACCAGACCGCCCTGACCAACTGGGCGCGAATGATGCGGACGCAGTATCCGGCCCTGACACTCTATCACCACATACCCAACGGCGGTCTGCGCGATAAGCGCACCGCTGCGCGGCTGATAGGGCAGGGGGTACATTCCGGCGTACCCGATGTATTTATCCCTGCCGCCCGGGGCGGCTACCATGGCATATACATCGAGCTCAAAACTGGCGCCAATAATCCGACCCCAAACCAAAACGAGTTTATGAGCGGCGCTATGGCCGAGGGCTACTATTGCGCGGTCTGCTACGGCTGGCCCTGCGCGGCCGCGGTGATTGAGAAGTATTTGAAAGGAGACACTGAGCTGTGAACAGTAAAAACACAATGAAAATTCTGCGCAGAGCCATCGAGAAATACGGCGAACCCATCCAGACCATAGTCGCCATCGAGGAATGTGCAGAGCTACAAAAAGAACTGACCAAAGCTTTGCGTGGCAAGCCGAACTCTGACCATCTTGCAGAGGAAATGGCTGACGTACAGATAATGCTGTGGCAGCTCTGCTGCATATTCAACGTAGGCGGGCAGGTGGCAGAGTGGATTACCAAGAAGATTGAGCGGCTCAATAAGCGCATTGAGGCGGCAGAAACAGGAGGCAAGGAAAATGACTAATTTCACCACTATGTTTTTGAGCGACAAGGACTATTGGGAAACGCCGCAAAGAAAGAGTGAGGTAGAGCAATGAAAAAGTACACGCAAGCGGATTTTGACAACTTTAAAGTAGACAAGTATGGCCACAAGATATGCCCTGCTGGGGATTATACCGCGATAAAAGGCTTTGGCGCGCAGTGCAGCTTTGGTGAGCAGTGCATCTTTGGCGCGCTGTGCATCTTTGGCGAGGGGTGCAGCTTTGGTGAGCGGTGCATCTTTGACGCGCTGTGCATCTTTGGTGAGGGGTGCAGCTTTGGCAAGGGGTGCAGCTTTGACGCACAGTGCTTCTTTGACGAACGGTGCGACTTTGGCAAGTGGTGCGACTTTGGCAAGGGGTGCAGCTTTGACGCACAGTGCCGCTTTGACGAACGGTGCATCTTTGGCGCGCAGTGCAGCTTCGGTGAGCGGTGCATCTTTGACGAACGGTGCATCTTTGGTGAGCGGTGCAGCTTTTGCGCGCGGTGCATCTTTGGCACGCTGTGCATCTTTGGCGCGCTGTGCATCTTTGGCGAGCGGTGCATCTTTGACGCGCTGTGCATCTTTGGCGAGCGGTGCCGCTTTGACGAGCGGTGCAGCTTTTGCGAGCGGTGCATCTTTAGCGAACAGTGCATCTTTGACGAGGGGTGCCGCTTTGGCGAGCAGTGCAGTTACGAAAACGGCGCAGTGAAAAATGGCCGCTATGTCGCCGTGGATAGGATAGGCAGCGAAAACCGAAAAGCCTATTTTTACATAGACGATAACGGCAATATGTTTGTCCGTGCCGGGTGTTGGTTTTCGGATATGGCGGCATTTAAGGAGCGGGTTAGAAAAGTACACGCCGGAACAATTCACGAGAAGACATATCTGGCGGCTTGCGACTTGGCAGAATTGATGTTGAAAGGCGGCAATGAGGAATGACACGTGAAGAAGCTGCAAGGGCATTGGAAGAAGTATGACAAAAGAATATATAACTAAAAACAGAGCAAAGCAGTTTGTATGTGGGCATTGCAACGAGGTATGCAGTGAAGAACCGTGCGAACCGAGCGATTGTGATTGGATGGCATTTATCGACAAAGAACCCGCCGCCGATGTTGTCCCTGTGGTGCATGGGGAGCTTACGGAGCATATTCATGAATTACTCCGGGCAGAGAAAGACGGACGGTTGGTGGTATTGCCGTGCAAGGTGGGAGACGAACTATGGAGCTTCAGTACCTACCCCGCTGCGCGGGTTTACGGCTTTACCGTGACGGATATAAGCACGCTTAACGGGCGCACGGTGCTGAACACCTTGGGCTGCGGAACGCTGTGGGAGCGCGACATCGGCAAGACCGTATTCTTCACCCGCGAGGAAGCGGAAAAAGCATTGGAGACAAGGAAAAATGGCTAAATACATAGAGCGAGAAGCGGCGCTGGAAAAGGTTATTGAAGTAAAGCACTACGACCCTGAATTGAACGGAGTTGTATTGCACAGGTACATCAAGGAAATCGACTTGAAGGATATCCCCGCCGCCGATGTTGCTCCGACTGTGGAACTTGAAGATTTGAGGGCCAAGTATCAAGCACTCATTGCTGAAAAAGCCAAGAACAGTGGAGACGCGGCCGAAACGTATACAACCGGGTATCGCTATGGTCACAGAAACGGGCAGATTGAATTGCTCCAACAGATTTTGGGCATTTTCGATGGTGCAAGCGAGCCGGAGGAAACAAATGAGTAAAGAGTACATAGAGCGTAAGGCATTGCTTGCCAGATACGATGCGGAGCATGTTGGCCCACCAGGCAGAGCAAGAGAATTGATGGCAACTGCTCCTGCCGCCGATGTTACCCCGGTGGTGCATGGACGGTGGATTTGTATAAACAAAAGATATGGAGAATACGAGTGTTCTGTATGTCATGGTGTGGATGCAAATTGTAGTGATTATTACGGAATTCATGCCGTTACAGAACAGGAATTCTGCCCTAACTGCGGGGCGAAAATGGATAAGGAGGAAACTAATGAACTGGATAAGCGTAAGGGATAGACTACCTGAAGACCAAGTGGAAGTGCTGGTGGCCACCAGAAGCAAAAATGGCGTGCGAAATATCGACAAAGGGTATCTGGCAATCGACCACTTTATCCATCGTGGACGTGCCGAGGTCACTCATTGGATGCCATTGCCAGAAACGCCGAAGGAGGAAAGCAAATGACTGATAAAGAAGCGATTGAAATGGCTATAAGAACCTTAGTACATATTAAGGATTCCAGCGACACACCGCACATAATTGCTGCTTGCAGTATTGCCATTTCTGCCCTGCAAGAGCGCAAGGAACGGCAATGGATTAACGTAAAGGACAGACCGCCGAAGGAGGAAAAATGAAACGAGTAATAGCAATAACAATATTAACCCTGCTGACCCTCGCCCTGTGCGGGTGCGGAAAGGCTGAGGCTGGCAATCGTAGACTGTGGATACTGGATGTGGGTGCGACGTATGGAATATATGTCGATAACCTCACGGGGATACAATACCTGAGCACAAACCAAGGCGGCGTTTGCGTAATGGTAGACGCAGAGGGAAAACCGCTGATATGGGAGGGAGAAAAATGATAACGATCCACAACAACGAGGAGCCGCTGCACAAGCTGGCGAAGGAAATACACGAAAACGCCGTTGCTCATGGCTGGTGGGACGAGCCTCGCAACCTGCTGGAGATTGTTGCCCTTTGCCATAGCGAGCTTTCAGAGGCGATAGAGGAATACCGCGCCGGGCGCTCCATGGTATGGACAAACGAGGACGGCAAGCCCGAGGGCATAGCCACCGAGATGGCGGACTGCCTTATCCGCATACTGGATTGGTTTGGTCATGAGGGACTGGACGTGGACGAGATTGTGCGACAAAAGATGGCCTATAATCGTGGGCGGCCCTATAAGCACGGAAAGAAGTGCTGAAATGAATGATAGAGAAAAGCGTTGGAGGGTTCGGGGACAACTCCGCCGGTGGGGGAACACGGCAAACCTGTGCCGGAGAAAACAGGCCGAAATAGAGGGGAGGGGGGCATCAAAAAGCTAAATCAACCCTCCGTGGTACCGGGGCGGCCCATCGGAAGAAAAATTTTTCGATTTTTGAGAAGCTTCAAAAATGAACGGCAATGGGGCACCCAAAAACAACAAAACTACAAATAAACGGCGGCGGCAAATTGGTCACCGAAAAGATTTATAAAATTACATCAAAAACGACGGTTTTTAATCCAAAAAGGAGGCGGAAAATTGAATCCGAAAAAAGCAACGCGGGAAAGGCGAGATGAGCGGGCAGCCGTGCGGCGACTGCTGATGTATTGGGGTAACGCAGAGCGCACGAGGACGGAAAAAGAGCGGTTGTTAATTAGCGTTGACGAGGAGATCGAAGCGCAATACGATCTTCACCCGCAGCAGATTACGGGCCTGCCGCACGGTACCGAGCTGCCGGACAGCACTCCGACCACGGTGATAAAAGCTTCGCGGGAATTAAAAAGACTGCGAAAGAAGAAAAAACGGCTGGAAGACGAATTACAAAATCTCGATCATTGGGTGGGAATGATAGAATTTGAAGTGATGTGTTTGCCGCCGCTGGAATATGAGGCAATAAGACTGCGGTACGTTAAATACGGAGTGGCAAAAGGGGGATATTGGGAGCGGATAGCGCAGCAAATGCACGTCTCGATTGATTGGGCGAAGACCCTTGAGAGACAGGGGGTAGACAGACTGATAGGCAGAATAGCAGCGTAAAGAGAATACCGTATAAGAGGGCTGATATAGCCCTCTTATATCATTCAGCGCGCCCCGATGATGTCGGGGAGCTGCGCCTCCATTATATACCATACGCCCGGCCCAGGGCCTTAACCGTGTTGTCTGTAACGAGATAAATAAAACTCAACACTTTCCCACACTCTTTATGTGCTATAATAATACCATCAAAAGGGCTGCGAAGAGCGGCCCTTTAGCATTTTGAGGGAGATGAGCGGCAATATGGCAAGCCGAGCCCTACATTTTTGCCAGTACCCTGGATGTAATGCGCTGACCGCCGGACGATACTGCGATGAGCACCGGACGGCGGGCGAACTGCGGCAGCAGGAGCAGATACACGCCCAGGACGAGCGGCGGGGCAGCTCCCGGCAGCGCGGATATGATACCCGATGGAGCAAATACTCCCGCTGGTATTTGTCGGCCCCGGAACATCAACTCTGCGCCCTGCGGCTGGATGATGGTTGCACTATGGTGGCGCGGTGCGTGGATCACATAGACCCGCCTGACGGGCCGGGCGACCCGCGCTTTTGGGATACCACCAATCACCAGCCCGCCTGCATACATTGCAACAGCGTCAAAGGACACAAAAAAATCATAGGCAAATACAGAATCTGAGAAAGGAGGAGCCTATGCCGACAGGAAGAAAGCCGAGGCCGTTAAAGCTCGTCGATAACGGCAAAAACCGGCATACCAAAGACACGATGGAAAACCGGGAGAATGGCGAACCTACCGGCTGCTCCGACAAATTAAAACCACCCAAAAGCCTGTCCCCGGAGGCGAAGAAGGAATGGAAAAGGGTAGTAAAGCTCTACCGCCAGCTCGACACCCCGATAATTAACGATCTGGACATATCCGCCCTCACTGCCTACTGCGAGAGTGTGGCGATATACCAAAAAGCCGAGGCGGAATACCGAAACGGCCCGCTTATATACCGGGCGGCGGACGGCAAGCCAACGGAAAACCCGTATATCACCATCATGCGCCGGGAGGGGCAGAATATCATAAAATACGCCGAGCAGCTGTGCCTGTCGCCGGTGGGCCGTGCTCGCATGGGTGTAGCAGCAGCGAAAAAAGCCGCAGAGAGCGACCCCATGGCCGCATATCTGAGCAAGTACGGTGGTTAACTCGAACAAGGCCCTCGAAGTTATCGAGTTTGTACAGGCCCTTAAACATACCGGCGATTTTTACGGCAAACCCTTTGTGCTTTTACCATGGCAGATAGAGGTCATAAACTCCGTATACGGCACCGTGACCGCCGAGGGCGTGCGGCAGTACCGCATGGCATATCTGGAGATCGCCAAGAAAAACGGCAAGACCGAACTTATCGCCGCGCTGAGCCTGTATCACCTGGTCATGGACGCACCGGGCGGCGAGATATACTGCGGCGCCGCAGACAGGAACCAGGCATCAATAGCTTTTAACGCCGCAAAGAGCATGGTGGAGCAAAGCGAAGTATTGTCCAAGATAATCAAAATCAAAGACAGCACGAAGGAAATGCTGAATCTCCGCACACACAGCCGCTTTAAAGTGCTGTCGGCAGAGGCGGCGACCAAACACGGCCTTAACCCCTCCGTGGTCATCATAGATGAACTACACGCCCACCCCAAGCGGGACTTGTGGGACGTGCTGACATTTGGTACGGGTGCTGCACGGAATGAGCAGCTCATATGGTGCATCACCACCGCGGGCGACGACCCCGACCGCAAAAGTGTGGGATGGGAACAGCACGAAATAGCAACAAAGGTGCTGAGCGGCGAACTGACAGACCCGGCGTTTTACGCCAAAATCTATACCGTCCCTGAGGACGCGGACATATACGATGAAGCAAATTGGTACTTAGCCAATCCCTCGCTGGGCGTATCCATCAAAATTGAGAATGTGCGCAGCGAGGCGATAAAGGCCCGAAACAGCCCGGCGGCAGAGAAGCTCTTCCGGTGGCTCCGGCTCAATCAATGGATCTCGCTTAAACGCACCGGCTGGCTGCCCATCACCCTATGGGATGATACCGAAGGGGGCTGGCATAAATCCGATATGCTGGGGCGGCCCTGTTATGTAGGCATAGACCTGTCCAGCACCACCGACCTGACCGCCGTGGCGGCCCTTTTCCCACCGCTGCCGGAGGAAACGGAGTGGCGCTTTTTTGTGGATGCGTGGATCCCGGAGGAAAACATGCGGGAACGGGAGCACCGGGACCACGTGCCTTTTGGCAAATGGGTGCAGGCGGGGCATATGCACGCGACCCCCGGCAACTGTGTGGACTACGCCTATATTGCCAACTATCTGGACAAGCTCATGCTGGACTATGACATCAAATATATTGCGGCGGACGAGTGGCGCATAGATTCCCTGCGCCCCCTCATGCAGCAGGAGGTTGCGGCGCAGAAGATAATCACCATACCCCAGACCATGAGCGGCATGTCCCCAGCAATGAAGGAAATTGAGCGGCTCCTACGCGAGGGCGAAATGACCCACGAGAGGAACCCTTGCGGGCGCTGGGCGTTTGGCAATGTAGTAGTAGCCCAGGACGGCAACGAGAACATAAAACCCATGAAAAACCGGAGCATAGAGCGGATAGACCCGATGTGCGCCCTGATAGACGCGATGGCGGCGGCGGTAAAACTGGAACCCAAGCGCAGCGTATACGAGCACCGCGGCCTGAGAATAGTGTGAGGTAAACAGTGAAGAGATTTAAACTTTTTGGCAAAACATACGAAATACGGGCGGCGGACGTTAAAACACTGCCCTCCGTATCAGATGATAGCGCATGGCAGATGTACCTTGCAGGGCAGGGTTACGCCATAAGCGCAGAGGGGGCGCTGCAGGTCGCGGCGGTATTCAGGTGTGTTGACCTGATAAGCAAGACCATGGCGGCGTTGCCCCTGCACATGTACAAAAATACCGGGGAGGGCAAACAAAAGGCACGGGATCATCCCCTGTATAAGCTGCTGTATGTGCTGCCCAACCGCACCACCACGGCGTATGAGCTTATGCAGATGCTTGTGGCAAACATGCTGCTCACTCGCGGCGGGTATCTCCGCATAGTGCGGGACAGATACGGCTTTGTGCGACACCTCAAAAATCTGCCCACATCCTGCTGCTCGGAAGTGTACACCAACCGGGAAAACGGGGAACAGTATATATACGTCACCTATGACGGCATAACAGAAACGCTCCGGGAGGGCGATTTTGTCTTTATTCCCGGTTTTAGATTTGGCGACCGCACGCCGGAAGACCCAATGACCATAGCCGCAAGCGTGCTGGGACTGAATAACAGCATGACACAATACGCGCAAAGGGGCTTTTCCGGTACTTCCCCCGGCGGCTATATAACCTATCCGGGGCAACTCTCCGATACGGCATACGAGCGCTTCAAAAAGGACTTCCAGAGCAACTACGGCGGCGCAGAAAACGCCGGGAAATGGATGTTTCTGGAAAACGGCTCCACGGCGCAGCCGTGGGACAGAGACATGTCAAAGACACAGCTCCTTGATAGCCGTAAATGGGCTGTAACCGAGATATGTCGTATTTTCGGCGTACCCCCGCACATGTGCATGGATCTGGAAAAAGCCACTTTTTCAAATATTGAGCAGCAGAGCGCCGAGTTTGTACGTGACTGCATAAATCCCCTATCCGTGCGTATAGAGCAGGCCCTTTACCGTGACCTGTTGAGCGAGGCGGAGCAGGCGAAGTATTATTTTAAGTTTAATACAAACAGTCTGCTACGCGGCGATACCGCCACCCGAACGAGCTATTACAACACAATGCGGCAGAATGGTGTGATGAACGCGGACGATATCCGCGAGCTGGAGGATATGAACCCCATACCCGATGGGCTGGGAAAGATATACTTTATCAACGGCAACATGCTGCCGCTGGAAAACGCAAAACTCAACGCGCCTAAAAGCGCGCAAGCGAAAGGAGCGCCCCTGAAAAATGAATAAATTTTGGGAGTTTAAAGCTCTCGGCAATGCCGGCGAGCTTTTTTTGTACGGAGAGATCAGCGATACGTCATGGTGGGGCGACGAAATAACCCCTGCGCAATTTCAAAAAGAATTGGCGGCGCTGGGGGATATATCCACCCTTGATGTGTATATCAACAGCCCTGGCGGGGACATCTTTGCGGGATTTAGCCTGTACAACATCCTCAACCGCCACCCGGCGACAAAAAACGTGCATATAGACGGCCTCGCCGCCTCCGCCGCATCAGTGGTTGCCATGGCGGGCGATACCATCAAAATGCCCGAAAATGCCACGTTGATGATACATAATGCATGGACATACGCCGGCGGTGGGGCGGAGGACTTACGCAGGACCGCCGACGAGCTCGACCGTATCAACGACCAGATAGCGGGCATATACGCCGCCCGCACCGGCAAGGAGAAGGACGAGATATCCGCCCTTATGACAGCAGAAACGTGGATGAGCGGCACCGAAGCGCTTAATATGGGCTTTGTAAACGAACTCATCGAAAACAAAAAGGTCGCGGCTTGCGCGGATACCGAAAAGTGGTTTGCGCTGTACAAGCACGCGCCGAAGGAACCGCTGGAAAACAGGGAGCCTGACAACGGGGGAGCAATCCAGCCCGCAGCAGATATAAACACCGCACTGCAGGAGCAGCGCAAGAGATTCAGAGCGACTAAACTAAAAATTTTGGAGGTATAAGTAACCGATGAAGAAACTCTACGAAATGATGCAGGATCGCGCAAATGCCGCAACCCAGATGCGCGAAATAATGAACAAATTTGAAGACGGCGTGATGGACGCGGAATCCACCGAGACCTATAACCGGCTCGAAAAGGAGTTTGACACGCTCAACGCCAACATAATCCGCGAGCAGAAGCAGCTCGAGCGGGAACGCGCCGCCGGTGAAGTGATCGACAAGCTGGGCGACAAGAAGGACGAGCACATTAAAGTATTTGCCCGTGCACTGCAGGGCGATCCCGAGTCCATAACCAGGTACAAAAACACCACCATGACCCTTGGCACAAACGCTACCGCCGGTTATCTGACCGCACCCGTGGAATTTGTCAACCAGCTCATAGCCGGGCTCAAAAATGACATGTTTATGCGCCAGATATGCAACGTTGTGGGCCCCATAGGTCAGGCACAGAGCCTTGGGTATCCCAGCCTGACTACCGATGCGTCTGATGTGGCATGGACAACCGAGGTGGCGGCAGCCCCCGAAGAGGCGACCATCGCCTTCGGCCGCCGCGAATTTAAGCCCCAGCGCCTTGCCAAACTGATTAAGATATCCAAGACCCTCATGCGCCACGCACCCAGCCCTGATCAGACCGTGCTTGACCGCATATTGTACAAGATCGAGGCGGCGCAGGAAAACGCCTTTATGAGCGGAACGGGCACTAATCAGCCTTTGGGCATCTTTACCGCCTCTGACAGCGGCATAGCCATCGGGCGCGACGTTACCGCCGCTTCCGCCACCGCCGTGGCCACCGACGACCTGATAGAGTGCAAATACGGCGTGAAGGGCCAGTATATGCGCGGGGCCTCCTGGGTAATGCACCGCGACCTCTGCAAGATGATCGCAAAGCTCAAGGACAGCGACGGCCAGTATATATGGCAGCCCTCCGTGCAGGCAGGACAGCCTGATATGCTGCTGGGCGCTCCCGTGTATATGTCCGAGTACGCGCCTAACGCCGTAGCCGCGGGCAAGTACGTGGCAGTATACGGCGACTTTAAAACCGGCTATTGGGTATGCGACAGCGACGGCCTCTACATACAGGTGCTTAACGAGCTGTACGCCGTCAACAACGAGATAGGCTACGTTGTCGAGTACTATGGCGACGGCGCACCCGTAGTAGGCGAGGCGTTCAGCCGCCTGAAGATGAAGGCGAGCTGATGAAAATCAAAATGTTGACCTTGGCAGCCGGGCCAGATGGCATAAACCGGCCCGGCACCATTATTGATGTAGATGAAACCGTGGCGCGGCAGCTCATATCGGGCTGCTACGCCACGGCGGCGGAGACTAAAAATGAAGATAATAAAACAAACCCCGAAAGCGGAACCGCTAAACCTCGAAGAGGTAAAACTACACCTACGGATTAACCCCGGCGACACCAGCGAGGATATTGACATCCTCACCCCGCTTATTAGCGCGGCCCGCGAATATTGCGAGAACTATTGCGGGAAGTCATTTGCGGAGCAGTCCATAACCGCTTACCCGGAGGTGAGCGGCACTGTGACACTCCCGCATGGCCCCGTGATAAGCGTGGACAGCGTTACAGTGAACGGCGAGGCGGTGGAGTATACCGCAGACGTGCGCCGCGGCACCGTGACGGTAAACAAGCCCGGCGCAGTCATAACCTACACCGCAGGATACGAGGAGACACCCTACCTTGTGCGACAGGCCATGCTCCTGCTCATAGGCCATTGGTACACCAACCGGGAGGCTGTGATACAGGGTTCTACGACCGAGATAGACATAGCGGTTCGCGCGATGCTGAATCAATATAAAGGCTGGTGGTTTTGATGGCAATTAAAGCTGGAGCAGGCGAAATGCGAACGAAAATCACCATAAAAGCGCCGGAATACAGCATCAAAGCCGGATTCAGCGCGGAAAGCTTTAAAAATGTTTTCCCCGGCCCCGTGTGGTGCAAGTGGGTGAATGCCCACGGTACGGAGGTATATCAGGCGGAAGAACTGCACTTGCGGCAGCCCGTGACCATAACCATGCGCTACTCGCCCCTTGTGACCGTCGAGTGCCGCATATGGCATGAGCGGGATGCCGAGCCTTACGAGATCATCAGCATAGACAACATAGGCGACCGCCGGGAATTTTTGGAGATTAAGGCTCAGAGGGTGGTGACGGCGTGACAATAGCGGAGGCACTTAACGATAAATATACCGTTTGCCACCCGCCTTATATGGGCGACCAACGCACCTACATCACATATCAATGCATGGGTCAGGTTGCGATACTGTACGCAGACGGCGTAGAAAAAGAAACTGGAGTGATGTATGCCGTAGATTACTACACTGATAATCCTCCGTTTGAAACTGCTGTTGATGATATAAAAAACAAACTCGCTGCGGCGGGCTGGAATTGCTCCGTTGACACGGAAATATATGAGACGGATACAGAATTATACCATATCGCCATGACGGCGGTAGGCGTGGGCGGCATATATGGCTAAATTTGAAATAGAAGGGCTCGACGAAGTTAGCCTTGCACTCAGAAGCGTAATAGATGGCGTAGAGGATTTCAACATAGAACTGGCCCAAGAGGCCGCAGACATCACGAAGGAAGAAATTGAAAAAAACATCGAAAGGCACAACCATATTCGCACCGGCACGCTCCGGCGGTCTATAAAAACATTCAAAAAGAAAAAACGCGATGGCAGCCCGTATATAGAGGTGACCGCAACGGGCAGCAATCCAGGCCCGCCTGGCAGCAAACGAAAAAAATATGCCGGAAACGCATATATAGCATTCGTGCTCAATTACGGACGCTCGAACCTTGCGGGTAGCCGGTTTTGGACTGAAGCGGAACAAAAAGCGATTGAGATATTCCAGCCTCGGCTGGAACTAAAAATTCTAAACTTTTTAAAAGAGAAAGGACTGAAATAAATGCCTGCGATAGACCTGAGAGGTATAAAAATTGGCGAATACAAAAATAACGACGGAACGGTAACCTATGAAACACCAATATCCATGGGTGAGGCCATGACGGCGCAGCTTGAACTCACTTTTGCAGAGGGACGCCTGTACTCAGAAAGCAGACTTGCAGAATACATAAAACTCGCAACCGGCGGTACCGTCAGCATAGGCGTAAAATATATACCTGACGCAGCACAGAAACTGATGTACGGAGCGAGCGAAAAAACACGCACACTGAACGGGAGCAATAACGCAAAGAGCCTGCTTAGCACCACTAAGGATATTGCCAAATACGTAGGCATGGGCTTTTATGCCCCGGACATGATAGACGGCGTTAATAAGTTCACCGCCGTATTTGTCTACAAGGTGCTTTTCGGCCCCCCAAGCAGAGCGTTTAAAACGAAGGACAACACCATCACATTCCAGACGCCTACTACGACCGGCGAATTCCTCGGCGATGATAGCGAGAACAACAACCTGTTCGAAGTGGCCACGCTTGACAGCGAAGCAGATGCAAAATCATGGATTAGCCTTTGCTTTGGCACGACCATTTAAAGGAGCGTCGAATGGACATTAGGCTAAAAACTGCGCCGTATACGTTTGACGGCATGGAAATGACCCTCTGCTGCAACATGAACGTGCTGGCGGATGTACAGGAGTATTTTGACGGCAGCTTCGGGCGCGCGCTGGAAAAACGGCGAACCCTTCAGGCAAATATAGTATTTCTGACCGCCATGATCAATGATTATCTTGACAGCATCGGATCAACTAAACGTTATGAAGTGAGGGAGGTGGGCCGCAAATTGCCCACCTTGCCCGCCGCGACGCGAGAACTGAGCGATATAATAACCTGTCTGGTGAGCTCCGCGCTGATACAAAAAGAGAAAAACGAGGACGAGGAAAAAAACTTGAACGCCACGCAGAACCCCAGCCTATAGATTTTGCGTGGTATTTGACTATATGGGTAGTGTATTTACATCAAAGCGAGAAAGATTTTTGGAAATCGGCGACACCGCGCAAGGTGATAGCCATAGCAAAAAAAAATAGCGAAATCAAAAACGGACCGGCAAAGAAAGAAGAACCCTTTAGCCTGTCCGCTTATTTTTTGGGAGGTGCGCAGTAATGCCGACCATCAGTACTAAATGGGAGAGCGCGGGAGACAAGGAATATAGGGACGCACTCAAGGAAATAGAACGCGGCTTGAGCCAGACGCGGGCGGAGGCTAAAAAACTGGCGGCGCAATACGAGGACGATGAGGACAGTGTAGAGGCACTGGCAGCGACGAACGAAAACCTTGCGGACGTAACCAAGGGCCTTAACGATAAACTCGACCTCCAACGTGCCCGCCTTTCAGACCTCGCCAATGCATACGGCGAGACCGATAGCCGCACACAAGCCATGAGAAAGTCAGTCACGGAAACGGAAGCTGCTCTCATAAAATCACAGCACGCCCTCGAAAACAACACCGAGGCGCTGGAGGATGCGAAAGACGCAGAGGAGGGAACGGGCCAGGCAACGGAGCTGCTCAACGGCTTGCTTGAGGGACTTGGAGATGTAACGGGCATACAACTACCTAAGGGGCTCGGCGAACTCGACGACACTTTGGGAGACGTTGATTTGACCATGCTTGGGGTTGCCGGTACGCTGGGTACAGTGGCGGGGGCGTTTATCAACCTTGGCAAAGAGACCCTTGAATATAACAAAAAATTACAGGAACTGAGTGATATAAGCAACATATCCACCGAACAACTGCAAAAATTGGAATATGCGGGCGGCATGGTGGGCGTCTCACTGGACACCATAGCGGACACGACAAAGGACCTCGGCAAAAACGTACAGGCCGCAATAGAGGGAGACGAAGAGCTCGCGGAAACTTTTCGAAAACTCAAAGTGCCAATCAAAGATGCACACGGCAATATGCGAGATATGGATGAGATATATCAGCGCGTTATATTCTCCCTCGCAGATATGGAGGAGGGCATAGAGCGCAATAATCTTGCAATGAAACTGTTTGGCGAATCCGGCATTAAGCTTAACCCGATCCTTAATGAGGGGAAAGAAGGGATTAAACAATGGTATGAAGCGGCCGAGGAAATGGGCTATGTCATGGATGAGGTATCGCAGAAAAACATGGAAAATATGAGCCGGAAGATAGATACCCTAACCACAAATCTTAAGGGCGGTTTTCGCCAGGCGATAACGAGTCTGATCGAAATTTTGAGCGGCGATGTGACGCTGGGGGACATGAGGCAGCGCCTCATATACGAAAACAGCAATTCTACCTATAAAAGCGGCAGGGCGGGCCGCAACGCCGCTGGCACCGACAACTGGCGCGGCGGCCTGACTTGGGTGGGCGAAAACGGCCCGGAGCTGGTCAACCTCCCAAAGGGAAGCCAGGTGCTCACCAACCAGGAGAGCCGCGGCGTGGGCGGCGACACTTTTAATATCAGAGTTGATATGTCGCAGATAAGCGATATACAAAAGCTGGTAGACATGGCGAACAACTACCGACGCAGCGTGCGGATGGGGTACGGAGGGTAACATATGGCGACATTAGCAGACTTGCCGCTCGGGGCAATAATACTCATCCCGGTAGGCACCGAAGAAAACAGGCAATGCGAAGTGGCGGATAAAAATAACCTCGTATCCGGAGGCACAGTGCTGGTATACAAAAATGCATACGAAGAATCGGAGTTTGGAAACTCGACCCTATACCCGGACGGAACACTGGATAACCTTATAAAAAATACGATATTCAACAGTTTCCCGCAAACGCTGCGCGAAAAAATGATGAATGTTACCTTTGCTCTCAAAGGCAGCAATAGCATAACCCGCAAGATGTTCGCCCTGACCTACACCATGGCGGGCTTTGGCAATAACAGCGGAGTTGCGGAGGGCAAAGCTCTCCAATATTACACCAGCAACAACAGGCGCATAAAGAAAAAGGGGGGCGCATCGACCCTCTGGTGGCTTTCTTCGCAGAACTCCTCTGACGGCGCGTGGAGCGTCAACGCGGTCGGCTCCTCCTTCAGCTACCGCCCCTCGGGCTCGGGCGGGGTTGTCCCCGCTTTTGTAATCCCCCAATCAACACAACTGGAAGACGACCAAAACCAATACGGCAACTACTTCATAAAGGGCTTACTCCCGAACGACGAAATAACCGTAACAACGACAAAACCGAAAAACACATACGCCGGAAGCTGGGACACGATAAATTTTGAGTGGACATACGCAAGCCGTGAGGGGTTAGCACAGAAAAAATACGAACTGCAATATAAGGACGCATCTCACGCTGATTGGACTGCGTTGGCCTCCGCAGAATCGGCAAATACTAATGTAAATATACCTCCAAACACTTTTGCCGCAGGCATCGTAAAATGGCGCGTGCGCTGCACGAACGCAAACAATCAAGTTAGCGCGTGGAGCGAAGAAGCATCTTTTACGGCTCAGGGGAAACCACCGGCTCCAACGGTATATGCTACCTCAAGCCCGAGGCCGGTGATAACATGGACCGGCGAGGGGCAGCTTGCCTATCAAATAAAGATCGACAATGCAGTATTGCACACTGCTTACAGCACTGACGGGCGGTATAAGGTTAAAGAATATCTGGCTGATGGCGCGCACATAGCCGCAGTGCGGATACAGAACGAATACGGCCTTTGGAGCGATTGGGGAACGGCTGAATTTACCGTTGCCAACACCCCCGGCGCGCCAATAACACTTTTTGCCGCGGGCGGCGAAAAAGCGACCCTTGCGTGGACGGAAACGGATCACAAAACTTACTATATCTACCGCGATGACATACCAATAGCAAAAACCACGGCACACACATACTCCGACCAAATGGCCATAGGGACGCACAAATATAAAGTGCGCGGCGTTGCTGGAGACAGTTACTCCATGTCCAATGAGGCCACGGTCACACTTTCGGTAGACGCGCCGGAGATAGCGGCGCTGGGCGAAATGCAATGGTTGCGGCTGGAATATTCCACCGCGCAGAATAGCCCGCTGGGCGTGTCGGCGTATCAAGATGTAGCGTATCAGTTTTACGCCGGGCGGCGGTATCCCGTGGCTGAGACCTCGCAGCAAATAACCAAAATATACAGTTTTAACGCTGCCTTTAACGATGCGGCGCAGGCAGCGGCTTTTGAGGGGCTGCTGGGCAAGACCGTGATATACAGAGATCAGCACGGCTGCCTGTGCACCGGCCCGCTGATGGGCTTCGAATTGAGCGCAGACCAGTTTTTCAGGGCGTTTTCGTGCAGCGTACAGCAGACGGACAACAATGAGAGGATTGAGCATGATTGATACGATGAGCGTAGTAACCAGCCGCTTTGAGGTGATACGCAACGGGGCTGTTACAGAGCACAATCTGACGGCGGTGGGAGATGACTATCCCACCGTCACCATGGCTGCCGACGGCGAAATAAAGACCTCCATGTACGGCGTGTTCGAGCATAACGACAATGTGGATTATCTAAACGATGAAATAAGGCCGTATTACATCAAGGACGGCATAGAGTATCCTCTCGGCATATACATGGTGGGCACGCTGACCACCAAACACACTAAATACGGCAAGGACGAGGACACCATAGAGGCATACGACCGCGCGCTGAGGCTCAAACAGACCAAAACCGAGACCCGGTAT